AGCTAACATTGCGTAAGACTTGCCCCCACCTGCACTGCCACCATACAATACTTCTCTCTCACCAGCAGCAAGGAAGTCCGTCTGTGGCCCTTCATTAGGTGAGAATATAATATTCTGTTCAGCTACATCTACTTCTTCTAACTGCTCTGCTAGTGCTACAGTGCTAGGTAAAGCGTCTGTCTGCAAAGTTTCTTGCACCTTTTCTGTGCGCTTCGTACTTTTCCGCAATCGCTTTGGCTTTGGCGTACCTTTCGGCCCAGTAGTTTGCGCTTCTAGCTTTAGTCTTGTTCTTCCTGTCACTATCTTGTCTCTTCTTTAGACCCATGTGAGAAATGCTACGCCCTGACTGTGTAGTTAACCATGCGGCTACTTCACGATAGGAGTATAACCTTAGATGCTTCTTAGCTTGTTCAAGTAAGTCTAGTTCATCTGGTATAGGTATTAGTATATCGTTATCATCTTCACATAGCATGTATCCAAAGGGTACAGTCCTACCTATGCGAGGGATAGGAACCCATTCGTATGAATCCATATCAATGTCAGGTAGTTCGTACTCACCTGCACTGGGCATTGCTATTGCTTCCATGTTATTTACTTCCGTATGGGGGAAGCAGGAACACTATAAGCCACTCATTATAGTTATCTTATCTTAGGCGTAAGTGCTTAGTGTTCCTGCTAATCTTGTTTAGGTGGTAGGAGCATTATGCCCCCTGTTGTTTTAACTTCCACCTTCTCTGTCTTTGCAAATCCTGCTCTATCCATCATATCCTTAGCAGCATTCATCTTATCTTTGATTCCTAGCTGTGTAGGATCACGTAAGGCAGACACCATAGCTGTTGCAGCCTGAGGTGCGTTACGGGCAATGTACATCTGCGTATGATCTGCTATCTCGTCCTTCAAAGACTTAACGATAGAGGTAGTTGATGTAGTTGCTGCATAGCCAGCTAACTTCTTAGCCTCTGTGATAGACCCATTAGCCTCTTCAAAGAGTACCTGTAGGAATAACTGCTGCTGTTCTGATAGTGTTCTCATAAAGTCTCTTTCTTTCTCTTTTCAAAGAGGTTAATAGCCATGTTGATCTGCTTGAATGTGTAGCGTTTACCTGTCCTTGCGTGTAATGCTTCTCTTACGTAGTACGTAGTAGAGTGAGGGAGGTTAGCTTGCATCAACTTGTTCTCTCCTAGAAGCTTATACATTCTTTCAAGGAGCATATCGTCTGTTCGTGTGTCAAACGTATCCGTGTTATCGTTCATGATGTACAGTTATATCCATATTAGTTTAAATGTCAAGCACTATTTACTATTACACTACAATTTAGTTCATATAGACTAATATTTAGTTCATAGCATTCAAATTACAATACATTTATAGTGTTGGCGATCTAGGGTTTGAGTGATTGCACCTTAGGTGTTGGCGATTTAGCCAACTAGAGGCTACCAGTTAAGGTGTTTGGCAGATAAGCCATTTAGAGGAAGGTACTTTAAGTGCTTTTTCCTTTAGGAGAAGACTTTAGAAAGGCATTTAAGTGCTTAGAGGAAGGCACCTTATTTGAATACCTTAAGTGAAGCAGTCATAAAAAGCAACAAGACAGTTATACCATGATGTATTGAAAATGTCAAGCTGTATTTACTAGCGTGTCGCATTTAGGTACGTACATGTCCCGTGTGAACCTTCTATGAACGTAGCTTCTCTGTGTATAAGTCTGTGTGTAAGTCCTAGCCTGTGGATAACTATGTGTATATCTCCTGTGTTTTAGTGAAAGTGGTTTACAGACTCATTTTCACCTTCTGTGTATTTGTACATATATAGTAACGTAGCCACGGGGGGTGGCCCCTGCCCCCACTGCCACTTTTCTTGATCAGATCAGACTGCCTTTAATCCAGAATTATCACATTAACTCTTCAGATCAGATAAAACTGGATCATTGCTGCAGCTAAGGTGCCCATATAAGGTGATAAGGTAAGTGTTTACTCAACAGTTAATTCATAATAAGTGTTACACCTTAAGTGATTGTGCAAGGTGAGGCGATTTGGAATTATGGGAATATAAATAGATACCCATATAAGGTGTTAACACTATCCCCCCTAACATATGGCAGCAGATAAGGTGCCAGCATAGACTATGCTCGTTAAGGTGTCAGAATAGCCGCCTAAGCCACGATAAGGTATAGGTACACTTAGGTATAGGTTAAGGCTAAACTCGATTCCTTTTATAAATCAATAGCTTAGGTGTCATTTGAGGTGTCCACTATTTAACACCTATAAAGGTGCATATATAAGGTGCATATATAAGGCAGTAAACAAGGTGCATATAAAGGTATAAATTAAATTATCTAAAAAGGTGACATACACTTAAATAACTGATACACTTTTTTTATTTTTCTTTTCGGTACGGAAGGCAGCAGCCAGAAGGCCATAATAAATGAGGTAGTACTATGTTAGAAAATACAGCAGTAAAGGTAGCAGACAAGGCAGTAAAGCCAGTTAAGCCAGCAGCACCTATTAAAGGTAAAAAGGTGAATGTTGCTAAGGTGACACTTAAGGCAGCAGATAAGGCTAAGGCAGCCAAGGCCGATAAGGTAGCCAAGGCTAAGGCAGCTAACAAGGCTAAGGCATTGGCAGCTAAGGCAGCTAAGGCAGCAGTAACAGCCAAGGCTAAGGCCGATAAGGTAGCAGCTATTGAAGCAAAAGCATTGGCAGCAGTGGCAGCAGATAAACTCAACGATACGGAAAATTATAATAAGGCTATAAAGCTTGTGCCAGTAAAGGATATGAAAGCAACAGCTAGCCTCTACGATAATGCTAAGGCAGCAGCAGCAGCAAACCTTATGCTATTAAAAGACTTAGGCGAGCAATTTAATCTTATCAAAAATGAGTTTTGTGTAGGCTTAAATGCCAAGGGTGAACCAACATACAATGATCAGGCATTTAGTAGGTGTATTAATGCTACGCCATTGAGTGTCGTTTCAAGGCGTGATCGTAGCGATTGCGTATGGCTACACCTTAACTGGTCTGCAATTCAAACCTTTAAAAGTGAAGGTATTGAATCGAATAGCGTCAGCTATCTACGCACCTTGTTAACCAAGGCTAATAAGCCTAAGCCTACGCCTAAAGCCCCTAAAAATGAGGCAGCAGATAATGACGCCATTGAAGGTGAATTCACTATGGTAGACGGCAATGCCGAACCTTCTAAGCCGCAAACTATTGAAGGTTTAGTTACCACTATTCAAGGTCTAGTGAACTCTTCTGATCATTCCATGGAGGCCGTGTTAGCCATGCTGTTAGCTGGAAGCACTACTGTTAAACTTGTTACAAAGTAGATCAGTTACTTATCATTTTAGGTGTCCACTATCGGACACCTCTAGTGATAAGATTGCAGACCTATTTAATCAATAAAAAACGAGGTGCTTTATGGATGCATTTTATCCTAAACTTTTGTGTATATTTTTAGCCAGTGTTTCAATAATTTTATTTATTGGATCTGCCTATCATAACTATAATTTAACTGGTGGTATTTTATGAGAGCTTTACTTGATCTAATTAAAAAAGAGCGCATTGCATCGCTTGAGCGTAGAAATAAATTATTGGATAGCCATATCAACGAGGTATGGTTATATCTTAGCTCTTCTAAATTTAAAGAAGATCCTATGGTAAACAGTGGCGATATTTTGCGAATGATTGCAGAATTGAAAAGCACTATCCAATACATTGATAATGATTTTAACGGGGAGTAAATATGTCAGACCAGCAGATAATTGATTACTATGATTCTAATCTAAACTTAACCTTAGCTGAACTATCGGCTATTACTGGCAAATCAATCAAGGCTTTAAAACGCCTATTAATGGGGACATAAATTATGAATGATCTGAAACTAGAACAAATTAATCAGCAGCTAATTGTTAAGCGTAGACCAAGGCGTCAGATAAGCCGTATAACAGCAGCTAAGGTGCCACCCTATACCAGTGCATTAGATGTAGCTCTAAAGCTTGTGTATAGCTTGTGCGGCCTTGTAGTGGCTATTCAATTGGCTGTTAGCCTTTATACCATTGTTAGCTGATCAG